GTCTGCGGCGATGCGTGGGTCTACGGCAATGCGTGGGTCTACGGCAATGCGAAGGTCTACGGCAATGCGAGGGTCTGCGGCAATGCGAGGGTCTGCGGCGATGCGTGGGTCTACGGCAATGCGTGGGTCTGCGGCGATGCGGACTACGCATATGCACATGGCTTTGGATCTATCAACCGCACAACGACCTTCTTCCGCCTCAAAGATGGCGGTGTAGGGGTACGGTGTGGCTGCTTCTACGGGACGCTTCAGGAGTTCCGGGATAAGGTTCAGAAAACACATGGCGAGACGAAGAAAGCAAAGGAATATTTGATGCTGGCAGATTTGATGGAACTCAGATTTAAGGAGGAAAACAAAGATGGCAAAAACAACTGACTATAAGACATTAATTGAGGCGGTAGAAAGATATGTACAGGCAGACAGCTTTCCGAAAGTGGAAGTGATCTGTGCAATACTTGGGATACCGTCAGTTAAATCCGACCAGGACAGTGACAGCGATGCATAACTACATCTGCGACAGATGCGGAGCCTATCTTGATCCCGGCGAGCGTTGCACCTGCCGTGACACGCATGATCGTAACCTGGCGATGGTGGACGAGCTTCTGACCGAGGATCAGGAGGGGCAGATGACATTGAAGGAGGCAATGGAGAATGGAACATATACCAGGTTATGACGCATGGAAAACTGCTCCTCCGGATGATCCAGAGCCGGCGGAGCACTGCGATATCTGCGGCGCTCCTATCTACGAGGGAGACTACCTCACAGACTTCCGTGGCGAGAAGTGGTGCGATGAATGCCTGAAAGAGATAAGGAGGATTGTATGAGTATATTTGACGAGCTCCGTGCGGTAAACGTAAATAACCACACGGAAGAAAAGAACGGACTTAAATATCTTTCCTGGGCGTGGGCTTGGGATGAGGTTATGCAGAGATATCCGGGGGCTGTGTATGAGATCAAAGAGTTTGACGGTAAGCCATACCTTTATGATGACAAGCTGGGATATCTTGTTATGACAACAATGACGATAGACGGCATCACGCGGACGATGTGGCTTCCAGTTATGGACGGGGCGAACAAAGCCATGAAGGATGCCCCGTATGAATATCAGGTAAAAGAATATGTCAATCGGAAATGGACTGGGAAATATGTAGACAAGACGGTAGAGGCAGCAACGATGTTTGATATCAATACAGCGATTATGCGCTGTCTGGTTAAAAATATCGCTATGTTTGGCTTGGGATTGTATATCTATTCTGGCGAGGATCTTCCGCCGGAACAACCAAAAAAATTGACAAAAGCACAGGTTACAACGCTAGAGGAATGCATTCCGAAGCACGGTCAGACGATCGAAAAGGTTTGCGACTCATTTAAGGTCAAGAATCTTTCTGATCTTACGGTTGACCAGTTTATGTGGCTCATGGATCGGATGGGAGAAAAATGATTTATTTGAAGACAAGAATTAGGATGCCGGAATACATAAAAGAAAGTATCAAAGCACTTGTCGGGAATATATCAGATAAGGATCTGGATGTGGTAATCCGAAAGCACCAGGAAGAAAAGACAGATAATCAGCGGAAATACTTTTGGGCTCTTGTCGGAGAAATCCGAATGGCTATGAAGCACGGTACAACGGAGAACGATGTATACCTGTCCATCCTAAGGGATTCTGGCGTTTCCGAATGGATTGCACTGCCAGAAGATCAGGTGTGCATAGCAAAAAGCTATTACCGGATTGTAGAGGATAAGGGCGGTACAGTACTCACAACTCCGAGCGGTAAAGAGCTGGAATTTAGACAGCTTCAATGTTGGAAAGGGCTTAGTTTATACACTACGGAAGAAGCGTGTGTTCTTATTGATGCAGCGATAGAAGAGTGCAAGGCTCTCGGACTGGAAACAGATACTCCAGATGAAATCGCAAGAATGAAAGAACAGTGGGGTGTGGATATTGGCTAAGAGATTGAAAAGCGTATTTACAGACGATATGGAACATTGCTATTTTACCGGGTTTCCTGAGCCACATATCCATCATATCTTTTACGGATCTCGCAGGAAATTATCAGAGGAATATGATTTTACAATTCCTCTCGCTCCACATTTGCACATGAATGCAAAAGGCAGCGTGCATGAGAATCCGAACCACGGTCTGGATCTTTATCTGAAGCAGAAGGCGCAGACCTACTTTGAGGAGCACATTGGAGACCGGGACGAGTTCCGGGAGATCTTCGGGAAGTCTTGGTTATAACCATTTTCCCGAAGTTAGAAAAATGATATCTGCGCGGCTACAACTCGGCTGTCGCGTTGATATACAGCACAAACTTATGGCAGGCAGTATGTCACGGTACTAAGTAAGCCATGATGATATTCTCCCCGGCATATCCGGGGAGAGGAAGGAGGATGCATTGAAGAAAAGACAGAGCGTATATTCTCCGTATTATGCAAAGATTCAGGATCTTCTTTTTCAGGGGATGCCTGTGAAAGAGGTATGGATGTACATGCGCATATATTTTGACGTGTATGCATGCCTCAGGACTTTTCAGTATTACATAAAATCGAGACACCTTACATGGTTTATTCCATCAAAAACGGAGGTGAAGCATGGACGGACAGATTGAATTACTTGATTATTTAGAAACCCTCGAAAATAAGGGAGTTGACATATTGAATTACATCCCGAAAGGTCAGGAGAATGCAGTTACCCGTGCGGAGCTGTGCAAGAGGACTGGCTTGACGGATCGGATGATGCGTGATGCGCTGCATGATGCAAAGCTTAAAACTCCGATCCTCAATATGCAGGACGGTCGAGGATACTTTATCCCGGACATGAATATCGAAAATGACCGGTTTATTTTGCTGAGGCACGTCAGGCAGGAAGAAAGCCGCATCAGAAGCACAATAGAGCCTCTGGAAGTGGAGCGACAAACCCTGAGAGACTGCGGGATAGATTGGAGGGAAGAGGGTGAACAGTAGGAATAAAGGAGCGAAGGGAGAGCGTGAGCTGGCGAGGGTCCTGAAGCAGTACGGGTATGACTGCCGGCGGGGACAGCAATACTGCGGAGCGAACGGCGATGCGGACGTTGTAGGTCTTCCAGGCATACATGTTGAATGCAAGCGGGTGGAGCGTCTGAACATACAGGATGCCGTGGATCAGGCAAAGAGAGACAGAAAAGATTCGGAGATCCCGGCGGTGTTCCACCGTAAAAACAATTGTGAATGGCTTGTTACTCTTCCTCTCGACCAGTTCATGGATATATACCGGGAATGGGAGGCTGGAAGGACATGAGAGAGAGCGTTGTGTTCTACCGGAGTTTTTATGAGGCAATCAGAAGGCTGCCGGCAGAACAGTTCAAAGCTTCCGCACTGGCAATCCTGGAGTACGGACTTGATGGGAAGGAGCCTGAAACAGACGGGATAGAAAGAACCGTCTTCTGCATGGCGAAACCCCAAATAGATGCCAATAACCGGAGGTACGAAAACGGAACCAAAGGAGGAAGACCAAAAACCAAAAATAACCAAACAGAAACCAAAGATAACATAAATGAAACCAAACCTGAACCTAAGGAAAAAGAAAAGGTAAAGGATAATGTAAAAGAAAAAGATAATACATACTCGTGTGCTTTTGAGGCGCTCTGGGCTGCATACCCGAGAAAAAAGGAGAAGGCAAACGCTTATAAATGCTATAAGGCAAGGCTTGCTGACGGTTTTTCAGAGGACGAGCTGATGACAGCAGTTAAAAGATATGCAGATGAGTGCAAGGCAAGACGCACAGAGGCGAGGTATATCAAGCTCGGGGCAACATTCCTCAGTTCGAATACGCCCTTTGCTGACTATCTCGGAGACTATAAGCCTGAGGATACGGGGCAGGGCGGACCGGTTAAAAGTTTTAACAACTTTGATCACCGCAGATACAGCGAGGACATGCTTGCGGCATTACAAGACAATTAAGGGGGCTGATCAGATGACGGATGAACAGCTCAGGAAGATTTATTTCCCGATTGCAGAGTCCTGGAAGCTGATCCGGGAGTTCTGCGATGCGACCGGGACGCCTGTGGAGTGCTTCAAGGTGCAGGAGCAGGCGGATATGATTTTTGAAAAATCGGGGAAGACACAGTTTGCCGGGGAAATCCTGGCGGCTACGGTTGATCTTATTGATCGGATCATGAAAGAGAACGGAGGGTAACAAAGATGGCAAATGTACTGAAATATAGCAGTTCCGGCAGAAATTTTCATCCTGCCGGATACAAACCGGGGAACATGGCGGCGTTTATGTACGGTAGCACGAAGCGGAAGAGGAAGAAGAAGGTGAGAGGGAAATGACGGCAGAACAGAAAATCCAGTACATAGCTGACCATTACGGCTATGAGTCTCAGAGCAGACAGCTTATTGAAGAACTGTCCGAACTGATTCAGGCGGTATGTAAGCACAACAGAGTATTTGACGGTAAGCAATTATCAGAATCGAGTGAGTGTCCAGAGAAAGATGCAATAACCGAGGAAATCGCAGATGTTGAAATCATGATTGCCCAGATTGAGTATCTTCTCGGTGTAAGTGCTATGAAGCTCGATAACATGATTGAGCAGAAATTGGACAGGCAGATTGAGAGAATAAAAAAACGAGTAGAAAGGAGCTGGATGACGAAAATAGAAAAACTGTAGCGGTATGATATGACCGCTACAGAAAGAAAAGCTATTCTTTTTTAGTCCTGCGTTTAGTTTTGAATGTTACAGAAATACAAAAAAATTTATTGCCACATTTTAACTTTTTGATTCTCAATTTTCTAAGTATGAAAATCGTTAAAAATGTATTTAAAACTGTAATAATCATAACCAAACATAAGCTCAAAAATACGTTCATATTATTTTGAGCCTCCGGCCAGGGCAAGGACAAACCTATTTTAAGTTAAAATAACGAAAAATACAAGTAATATTATTTAGAAAGGAGCCAGCCTCCAGCTGGGGTAAGGGTATACCGGGCTTCTTGATGAAATGTCAAAGAAAGAAGTTTACAGAAGTAGAGTTTACACAGAGCGACCTGCATACGCAGATTTTGACGCGCCTGCAAAATTCACGGCGATTCAAAGCATTATTGCGAAACGGTTACATGAACATCCAAATGCAATATGTTCATACTCCGGTGGAGCAGACAGCGATATACTGATACATCTGCTTGAAACTACAAGAAAAGCATTTGGCTTTCCGGAAATCAAATATGTGTTTTTTAACACAGGACTGGAGATGAAAGCTATCAAAGACCACGTCCGAGCGACAGCCGAAAAGTACGGCGTTGAAATTGAAGAATACAGACCAAAGGTGAACATAGTAACTGCTACGAGAAGATATGGAGTGCCGTTTGTGTCGAAAATCATGTCAGCTGGACTGGAAGGATGGCAGAAAAAAGGAATACCACTTTCCATTGCAGAGGAATATGAAAATGCAGAAGATAAGGCGACAAAGCGCAAGGAACTGAAAGAACGGTATCCAGGATGTGAAACGACAATCAATTTTTTGTGCTGTTGTAATTCCGCCGGGGAGCCGAGACCAAACATTCAGCTGGTTATCAATTCTTCAAAATACATGCGGGATTTCATCGCAGAATATCCGCCGGACTTCCAGATCAGTGCAAGGTGCTGTGACTATTGCAAAAAACAAGTCGCGCACATCGCACAGAAAGACTATGACATGGTTATTACCGGAGAAAGAAGAGACGAGGGCGGAATGAGGTCCGTGCCAAGAAAAGACAGCTCAACTATGTGTTTTACGGAGACTGGTGACGGGAAATTTCGACTGAGACCGCTCTATTATGTTTCGGATGCTGATAAGGCGTGGTACAAAGATTTTTACGGAATCAAGTATTCGGATGCTTATGAAGTCTATGGACTGACCAGAACCGGGTGCTGCGGCTGTCCGATATCATATAAGGCTGTTGAGGATCTGGAAAAGATCAGACCTTATGAGCCGAATGTTGTGAAAGCTGCGTGGAACATCTTCGGGAAAAGCTATGAGTACCGGAAAAGATATAACGCCTACAAAGAAGAACGAAAGAGGCGAGATGAAGAAGAGGCGAATGAGGTGAAAGGACAAATGTCAATATTTGATTTTCCAGAGGTGCTACCATGAAAAAGAAAACGTCTGAGCAAGAATTAAAGGCATTGTGTAATAACATCCGTCAGGAAATAGATCACTGGGAGCATATCAACCAGAATGGATGTAACGATCCGGGTTATGCAGACGGGACAAACATGAACCTGACGCGGAATCACATCATATATGCTAAACGGCAGATTGTAGAGATATGCGAGCGTCACGGAATACCGATCCCAGAAGAGATGTATCTGCCGACTCCGCCACAGGTAGATGATTACTATATGGCGAGCATGAAGCAGAAACGCAGAGTGAATATGATCGGACATCCGGAGCGGATTACAACGAAGAAAAACAGGTATGACAGAGAGCAGTTGTCGCTGTTCTAAGTTATTCATAATTCCGGCTATAACTCAAAAATATAGACGGAAGTAGCTATAAATGAACCTTGACAATTGAATATTGATGGTTGGGATGGTAGAATAACTCTACAAGTAAAAAGGTGGAATTACGAACATGAAAAAAACATTTTGGGAAAAGTGCAAGGATGAAGTTGTAAATTCTTTTGTTAAATATCTGGTATGGACAATACCACTTTCTATTATTATATTTTTATTAGGGTTGTTCAAATCTAATATATTATTTCCGGATTTAGAAGCAGATGTTAAAGAGATTAGCATAATTGCAGATAAACAAATTCTAAGCCCGGATAATCCAGCAACTCCGGGAAGGATTGTGAAATTTGATGAAGAATTAAACGTTGAGATGCCTAAAATGTATGCGCCTGAAATAAAAATATCGTTTAGTGGAAAGGGACAAATAAATTCAGCATATATCATTTATAAAATGGATGAAGATTGGATAATACAAAAGGCTGATGAAGTTAAGCCTTTTGTAATCGGTACTATAATAACGCCAAAAGAGTTGAACATTACTATTAATTTTGGATTGCATGATGAAGAATTGCAAAAGAGAGCGTATCTTGTGTTAATAGATAAAAAAGACGGTTCTAAGCATATCTGGTGTACATATATAAATCCTAATACAAATGATGTTGATTTAAAAAGCGAAAGTGAAATAAATGGATTAATGTTATACGAAGATCGGGACATTTTTAGTATAGATAAAAGTGAAATACAAAAGGAAATTGCAGATATTTATAATTTAAAATTTTAAAACTCTACCAACCATCAATAGGTGGTTGGTTTTTTTATTGCCAAAAACCAGAACAAACGAAAGGAGAGAAGCATGGATAAATTACCAATATGTTACGGGCAAGGCATAGCTCCATACTGTCCAGCCTGTGGGAGTGGAGAATATCTCCATAACGAGGATGGAAACGAGAATAACTTCTGTGGTCAGTGCGGATGCCAGCTTGACTGGTCGCAGATGTATAACGAAGACACAGAATATGTGGAACAGAGATTAAAATGCGGAGACTGCGCAGAATATTGCCGTGATTCGGACAAAGAAACCCGAGGAGTATGCAAAGCGAAGGGGGTATTTGTCAGGCAAAGCAAGCCTGCGTGCAAGAAACATTTCATGAAAAGAGTTCGTATATGGCGAGGAATAGGCAACTGAGGTTTGGATAGTAACAAGGAGACCCCGATAAATTCATTTGTTATATCTGATATATTCTTTCTTCTACTAGATTAAACATCGGAAGGGTCTCCTTAATAATTAATATAACACACAACATATGAACATAGCAAACGAAAGGAGAGCACAATGAGAATACTTAAATTTCATGGATACAGTGATGATACATTCGGAGAGTATGGAGAGACAGGGCAGGACGTGGATAACTACGGAGGTCTGGGGCCCGTTCAGTGTGTTATAGACTGCGGAGAGCAGGGAAGGCTGATGGTGATTGGCCAGTATACCAAAGCATCGCTGGATAACGGATGCTGGATGATAGGCGTAAGCAAGGTGGAAGAGTATGATGATTTCCCGGATTGGAAGATCGTGGCGGGATATTGCGCGAAAGTCGAGTATTCCCCGGAGCTTGTTATCGAAATTCCGGACGGTCCTTTTGAACTTGAGTGGTACAAAAACGGAGTAAGAGTATAAGGGTGAAAGGAGAGCGGAGATGGAACGATTAACAGAGTGGTATGACGATGGGGAACATAAAGGGGTAATGGTAAAAGAGCAGTTTGGAGATAAAGTCCTGCGTACTCTGTTTGATGAATTAGATGAGGGATATGTTGGAATGTGCCAGTTGAAAGCCTACGAGGACACCGGTCTCACCCCGTCGGAGATCATGGAGCTGAAGGAGCGGGATACGGCGAAAGTGCCGGAGCCTGCACCGCTGGGCATGGACGGAATGGTGTGCCCGGCATGTGGGAAAAAGGCTCTGCCTTGGGATAGATTCTGTGGAGAGTGTGGACAGCGGTTTTGGGAGGACGAGTGAGGATGATTGTAAAAGCAAAAGATATGGCAAAAATGTCGAAAAAGAGAAGGGCGGAGTACAAAGAGTTCTTTCCGGAAAGGAGAGAGGGGGAATGAGCGAGATTAAATTGAAGCCGTGCCCGTTCTGCGGACGAAGCAATGTCAAAATCGAAACGTGGGCAAGCGGAGGGCGCATGTACATGGTTAAGTGCAACAATCCAGATTGCCCAGTGCCAGAGCGAGGATATCCAACAGGTAGAAACCTTGACGATGTAAAAAATGAATGGAACAGGAGGGCAGGCAATGAGACTGATTGATGCAGACAGACTGATGGACAATCTGAGGGGAAATGTGCTGATTGACGTTACCCCGGAATTAGAGAGAGCAATAGAGCAGCAGCCGGCAGCCTTTGACAAGGAAAAGGTGATTAATGATTTATTATGTGCGTCTACATGCTCAGCATCAGATGAAGATTCTTTTATTGAGCTGGAAGAAGCCATTGAGATTGTCGAGAAAGGTGGGATTGAATGACCAAAGCAAAAACAGACTGTTTCGCCTACAAACCCGGTCAGCAGAGCCCACGCCGGAAAGCTGAGTGCACGGCGCTGGACAAGCTGTACTGCAAAGAGGGCGAGTGCAGGTTTTACAAAGAGCAACAGAATGTAGCGCCATACATCAAATCTGAGTACGGAACATCCAGACCGAGTGCCGCCGCGCTGATCCGGGCGCAGGGTGAGCAATTAAGGGAGACGCCGGCGGAGTATGTGGCGAGGATATGCGGGAGGAGTGATGCGGATGGACATAACAAAAGAACTGCTTCAGGGATACCGGAGTAAGAAGGACGAGATTCAGGAACTGGACTACATACTCAAAAACCGGTGGAGGGATGAAGGCTTGATCGGGAATGATGTAATCTTCGATTACAGCAAGGGATATCCGATGCCACAGAGCGTGGTGGGATTCGACCAGGCGAAGTATAAGCGCCTTCAAGACCGGGATCAGCGCCGGAAGGAGCAGTTGGAGAAGGAGTGTGCGGAGATCGAGGAATGGGTGGAAGCGATACCTGACAGTTTGACAAGGAGGATATTCAGGATGTGCTTCATTGATGGGCGGAAGCAGAAGGACGTGGCTAAGGCGGTACATATGGATCGGAGTAGCATCAGCAAAAAAATAGATGGTTGCTTGCAACTTTCACACAATTCACATGATTCACATTTATAATAATACTTGAGCCGGAAGGCGGAAAGCCCGATGGCTCGGACCAATTGTTCCTCCCAGGATTCAAAAATGCACGGAAGACGTCTCGCTTTGCGGGGCGTTTTTCTTATGTATAAGATGAAGAGTGACACATAAAATATTGAATTGAGGTGAGCGGTGATGTATTATAAAAGAAAAATACCAAGGAGAAGTAGCATGAAACCGCGTATTTTTGTCAGTTCAACATTTTATGATTTAAAATATATCAGAGATGATTTGTCGAATTTTATTAAAGCACATGATTTTGAACCAATTATGTTCGAAGAAGGGGATATAGGATATACACCAGGAAAACAGTTAGATGAATCCTGTTATGAAGCCATGCGTAATGCAGATATGGTTGTTTTAATTATAGGCGGAAATTATGGTAGCCCAGCTTCGGGAGAAAAAGAAGACGATTTTGAAGAGTATTTGTCTATTACGCGGAAAGAATATAAAACGGCATCAGAGGAAGGAATACCTATTTTTATTTTTGTGGATGCAGCGGTATATTCCGAATATAATGTTTACGAAGCCAATATTGAGTTGATTGAAAATCATAAACATAAGATTAATTTCTGTGCAACTAAAAATATTAATATTTTTCGTTTTATCAAAGAAATTAGAGCAATGGGAAGTCTGTCTATTACGGAATTTAGAAAACCGGGGGAGATAAAAGCTTTTCTAGGAAAACAGTGGGCAGATATGTTTAAAAATTATCTTAAGTCTTTGAGGGAAGAAAAAAATGCGGAACAAATACATGAAGCTTTAGACAATATGAGCATTTTGATAAAACAGATGGAAATCATGGTTAATGGTTTGGGTAAAAAAGTGATTAACAATGACGAAAATGTTGAGTTTGATAAATTGCTGAATCAGCAGATGTATGTTAAGGCGGAAGAGATTGCCAAAAAGATAGCAAGAAGTGTAGCATGTAGTTTCGAGGATGGTAGAGAGAAAAAGAAAAATATAAAGCTATTATTAGACACGCTCTGTGATTTTCTAGAAAAAACAGGTGTTGATGAGACAAGTCTCACTAAGGAGTTATTTAGAGATTTATCAGACATGATGAATGACAAAGGCATTGAATTACACAGACTGGGATCGATGATTTTTTCTGATGAGTGTTTAAAAGTTGTTTGCAATAATTCTGATATCAAAGCCGAGGTTGAGAAAAGATTATGCAGCGAGTTTTATTATTCAAGGATATCAAGGTAAAGAAAGGTCAAGGATATTAATTAGAGGCACTTCAGTGTCTCTTTTTATGCGGGCATATCATCAACGGCAGATGTGCAGGGTCGCGCCCTGTGTCCCGGTTCGACTCCGGGTGTTCCGCTTGCTGATTTCTAATAGATAACCTATAATAACGCTGGAAGGTTGGTGGAGATTAATGGGCAAAAAAGAATGGGCAAATGCTATGATTAAGGAAAATCCTTATTTTGTTGAAGGAATGACACCTGAAGAGTATGACAAGGAGCGAGAGTATTATTTAAGGAATTACGAAAAAATCAGAAGCGGAAAACTGAAATATAATCCACATGAGTATAAAACGAGGAGATATTAAACCACCGGCTAGAAATGTTCGGTGGTTTTCTTATGCATAGAAATGAGGTGTGGAGTTTGTCAAGCAGGAACAGACCAGATAAGGATGGTACGCATAGAGGCGCCTTTGAGAAAAACAAAAAGAAAATCTACGCAACGCAGACGGTTTGTGGGATATGTGGGAAACCAGTTGATTTCAGCTTAAAATATCCGCATCCTTTATCACCGTGTATCGATCATATCATACCGATTGCAAAGGGCGGGCATCCCAGCGATATTGATAATATGCAATTAGCCCATTGGACCTGCAATAGACAGAAGAGTGACCACCTGGTTGACAGACGAGAGCAAACAGAAGAAGTGGTCAGTAACCGTGTGTTGCCGCATAGTTGTGATTGGATGCATTTTAAATCCAAAGCATGAATAGGGGGGCATACCTCCCCCCGATATGGGGGCGAATGACCTTTACGCCGTCACTGCGAAAAAAAACACACGCTAAAAGGAGATAGCGAAAATGAGTGGATATAGGGGTATCGTATATTTGAGAGATAAGCTGAATTTAAAGCGGACGAGGGTCTTGAAAAGATACGAATTTTACGAAATGAAAAATCTGGTAAGAGATTTTAATATATCGACGCCGCCAGATCTGATGGAGTTAAAATATGCTCTTGGCTGGTGCGGAAAAGCAGTTGACTCTCTTGCGGATCGTTTGGTGTTCCGAGAGTTTGCAAACGATAACTTTGATATTAATACTATTTTTGCAATGAACAACCCGGATGTACTGTTTGACAGTGCAATGACATCCGCATTGATCTCTTCCTGCTGCTTTATCTATATTTCGCTTGGTGACGATGATTTCCCCAGGTTGCAAGTGATAGACGGAGGAAATGCAACGGGTATAATTGATCCTATTACGGGCCTGCTGAGAGAGGGATATGCTGTGCTTGATCGAGATGATTACGGCAACCCAACACTTGAGGCTTATTTCACTGTGGGAAATACAGAATACTATCGAAAAGGTGAAAATAGTCCGAAAAGGATTCCGAATATTTCTCCGGCTCCGCTGCTCGTACCGATTATCCATAGACCAGACGCAAAACGAGTATTTGGCCACTCAAGGATAAGCAGAGCATGCATGTCAATTGTATCATCCGCGATCAGGACAATGAAGAGATCGGAGATAGCGGCAGAATTCTTTTCTTTTCCGCAGAAATATGTGACAGGTTTGTCGAATGATGCTGAGGCAATGGACAAGTGGAAGGCAACGATGTCGAGCCTGATCACATTTACGAAAGACGAAGACGGAGATAGTCCTTCGCTTGGGCAGTTCCAGCAGCAGTCAATGACACCGCATACAGAACAACTGAAAATGTTTGCGGCATTATTTGCAGGAGAAACGGGTCTTACACTGGATGACCTTGGATTTGCAACAGAAAATCCATCAAGTGCGGAAGCAATAAAAGCGAGTCATGAAAATTTGCGTTTGGCAGCAAGAAAAGCGCAGCGAACGTTTGGGAGTGGGCTGCTAAATGCAGGGTACCTTGCGGCATGCCTCCGTGATGATTATCCGTATTTGAGAAACCAGGTCTATCTGACTAAGCCTGTATGGGAGCCGATATTTGAGCCGGATGCAGCGATGCTGTCCTCGATCGGCGATGGGGCGATCAAGATCAATCAGGCGGTGCCGGGATATTTTAACAAAGATAATCTCAGAAATCTTACGGGAATCGAAGCAAGCTCTACACAGCAGAGCACGATAGCGGAAGGTGGAGTGGATGGAGAATAAAGATATTGTACCAGAGCTGCTTGAAAAAATAAAAGAGAAGTATAAAAACGGTGTTGCATCAAGCGGATTGCTGAGGGAGATATATGATCTAATTGCAAATAAGAATATATCATACGAGGATGCACAGCACGCAGCACAGGAGATAGGAGAAATTCTTACTGGGGCTTACAATGACACATTTGTGTATGATGTGCTCCCGGACGGAAAAATGTATTACAATATCGCAGAGAGAACAGTCGGGACAACAATGCAGCAGGCATATAATGATATAGCGGATATAGCGGAACATACGCAGAATGTGCTGAACGAGAACGCCGGTCTTGGTTTGAAGGCAATCCGCCCGGAGCTGAATCAGGATAGAATTGATGGAATTTTAAACCGATTATCAACTGCTGAACAGTATGCTGACGTGGCATGGATCCTTCAGGCACCAATCCAGACGTTTTGCCAGAGCATAGTTGACGATTCGGTAAAAGCGAATGTGGAATTCCAGGGTGAATCTGGACTGCGCCCCAAGATCATAAGAAAGACAGTAGGTAAGTGCTGTGAATGGTGTAGCAGATTAGCGGGGACGTATTTGTATCCGGATGTTCCGAAGGACGTGTATAGGAGGCATGATCGTTGTCGGTGTACAGTAGAGTACGATCCGGGCAGTGGAAGACGGCAAAACGTGCATACAAAGCAGTGGACAACGTCAATCGACACTGCTACAATGGAAGCAAGAAGAATAATAGGGTTGCAGGTGAACCGGGTGACGGTTACAGGAGTGAGCCAGCATACGGTGGAGCGTATGGCAGAACGAGATGTAACAGTTGAATCTCTGAAGGATGCCATTCTTCACCCTCTTAAAATAAAGCCGGTAAAATATGACGAGCTCGGAAGACCATCTTTTGAGGTGATTGGAGAAAAAGCAACAATCGCAATTAACCCAGAAACAGGAAATATTGTGACAACACATAAAACACATAGCAAAACTGCGAAGAAGTTGAAAAGGAGGCAGCTTAGCGATGAAAATAAAACTGGATAATACTGATATGGGTCTCCTGAATAGCGCCGGAATTAAGTTTGAGCCTGAAAAAGAGTACAGCGACGATGAGGCGTTTGATTTATTGGACAGAGTTTATGATAGAGAAGTATTCTTTGTACAGGGCGGTGACAGTCGGAAAGCAGCTGCGTATGCCAATCTGGCAGATAAAATACAGGAGCAAATCCCTGATTGATGAAATCGGGTAGATGACTATGTCTGAGATGAGAAAGGGGCGTCAGACCCCAACGCAATCTGTCGTTCTGCCTTATACTTCTACGTATGGATCTGACGCAATAGAGTTGTATAACTCAACTGGAAAGATTGCGCAGGAATGGCAAGAGCTTCTCTTGTCGGATATCCTGGCATATAATGACGATGGCCTGTGGGTACATACAAAATTTGGATACTCCGTACCGCGGCGTAACGGAAAGAATGAGATTGTTGCGATCCGGGAAATGTACGGTTTGAAAACCGGAGAAAGAATACTCCATACGGCCCACAGAACCACTACAACACACAGCGCATGGGAGCGGCTGCTTGATCTGCTTGGAAAAGCGGGGATTGCAGTCGTTTCTTCGTACAGGGCGTTTGGAAAGGAGCATATTGAAGTTGAAGGAGGCGGGAAAATTGAATTCAGGACGCGAACCTCCAAAGGGGGATTAGGGGAAGGCTTTGACCTTTTGATTATAGACGAGGCACAGGAGTATCAGGATGATCAGGAAAGCGCTCTGAAATATGTCGTGACAGATAGTAAGAATCCCCAGACAATTTTTTGCGGGACGCCACCGACGCCGGTCAGCTCCGGAACTGTATTTACAAAGTTCAGGAAGGCAACGTTGGAAGGCTCAACAGTCAATGCCGGATGGGCGGAATGGTCCGTAGAAGTGCAATCTGATCCGCGGGATGTAGATCTATGGTATGAGACAAACCCGTCGCTTGGAACAATTTTTACAGAGCGGTCAGTGACGGATGAAATAGGCAGTGATCCTGTCGATTTCAATATACAGCGTCTGGGATTATGGATTCGATATAATCAGAAATCTGCGATCAGCAAAGCTGAGTGGAATGAACTTAAGGTTAACACACTGCCAGAGCTTACAGGTAAGCTGTTTGCGGGGGTAAAATATGGACATGATGGGACAAATGTGGCTCTTTCTGTTGCGGTCAGGACAAAAGAAGGACACATTTTCGTTGAGACGATCGACTGTCGGGAAGTGAGAGCCGGAACGGAATGGATTATGACCTATTTGAGGGCATGGAACACGGACAAGGTTGTCATAGACGGGGCGAATGGACAGAAGATACTTTCAGATGAAATGAAAGAGGCTGGTTTGAAAAAACCTATTCTGCCAACTGTAAAGGAAGTAATCTCTGCGAATGCCAGGTTTGAACAAGGACTGTATCAAAAAAATATACAACATACGGGGCAGCCATCGCTTGTAAATGCAGTGGGGAATTGTGAAAAGCGTACAATTGGATCCAATGGTGGATTTGGATATCGATCAATTAAAGAAGGTGTGGAAATCGCTATTTTGGACAGCGTAATCTTGGCATACTGGATATGTGCGGAGACAAAACAGGAGAGAAAGAAACAGAGAATCAGTTATTAAGGAGACACCCGGGAGGGTGTTTTTTTAATATAAAAATACCGATACCACCGGGAAAGTGGGAGAAAGGAGCAGATCGATGAGTGAATTTAAACCGATCGAAACACAGGAACAGTTAGACGCTATTATTTCTGACCGTATTAAAAGGGCGCAGGAAACCACAAGGAAAGAGTTTGAAGGTTTTCTGTCGCCGGATGATGCGGCGAAGAAATACGCCGGGTATTTATCGCCGGAAGACGAGAAAAAGAAGTATGCCGGATATCTATCCCCGGAAGAAGCCGCAAAAAAGGATGCGAAGATCAAGGGTTACGAGACCAACTCGGTTAAAATGCGGATTGCCCATGAGAATAACATTCCTTATGAACTTGCAGGCAGGTTGTCGGGTGAATCCGAAGAAGATATCAGAAAAGACGCAGAGTCTTTGGCAAAATTACTGAGGCATCAGGGCGGTGCCCCATTGGCATCAACGGAACCTGCAGGAGTAGACAGTAAAAGGGCAGCGGTGAAAAAGATGCTGTCAGATTTGAAGGAGGATTAATAATATGTCAACAGTAAAAGGAAGTTTATTTGATCCGACACTGGTAACGGATCTTGTTACAAAAGTAAGAGGCAAATCTTCTATCGCGGCGCTGTGCGCCCAGACTCCAATCCCGTTTAATGGTCTGAAGGAGTTTACGTTTTCGATGGATAAAGAGATTGACATCGTAGCGGAAGAAGGAAAGAAAACAGAAGGAGGAATCAGCGTAGCTCCGATTACAATCGTTCCGATCAAATTTGAATATGGTGCAAGGGTATCGGATGAGTTCCTGTATGCCACAGAAGAGGCGCAGATCGATACCCTGACCGCATTCAATGATGGTTTTGCTAAAAAGGTTGCAAAGGGTCTGGATCTTGCGGCGTTCCACGGAATCAATCCGAGGACAAACTCAGCGTCTACTGTGATCGGGACGAATCACTTTGATGGAAAAGTGACTCAGACGGTTACATATGCAAGCGCGACGCCGGATGATAACCTGGAGGCCGCAATCGCTCTTGTAGATGGATCTGAGATGGATGTTACAGGCATGGCACTGTCAAAAACATTCGGAGCAGCAATGGCAAAAGTTAAAGCGAACGGGGTGAAACTGTATCCGGAATTTGCGTTTGGCGCATCGCCAAAGGACCTGAACGGAATCGCAGTGGATGTCAATAGGACGGTTTCCGGTGGGACTACAAAGGATCATGCCATTGTCGGAGATTTCCAGAACGGATTTAAGTGGGGATATTCAAAACAGATCCCGATGGAGATCATCAAGTATGGAGATCCTGACAATTCAGGAAAAGACCTGAAAGGATACAATCAGGTGTATATCCGTGCGGAGATATACCTCGGCTGGGGGATTCTGCTTCCGGAGGCGTTTGCAATTATCAAGGAAGCAGCTGGCTAATGACAGGGGGTACTTTGTGTGAAATACAGAAATAAGAGAACCGGCGCGGTCATCGACGTTGAATCACAAATATCTGGGAAAGACTGGGAGAAGATAGAGGACGCTAAACAAGCCTCCTCTGCCGGTCGGAACTCCAGAAAAACAAGAGGGAAACAGGATGGATAATTTTGCAACAATTGATGATATTCGGGAACTTTGGAGAGAGCTGAATCCTGATGAGATTCCCCGGGCAGAAGAACTGCTCGGGGTTGTGTCAGGATCGCTGAGATATGAGGCTGAGAAAGTCGGGAAAAATCTTGATCAAATGATATCCGAGGATGAAAATTTGAAGATTGTAGCAAAATCTGTGACTGTGGATGTCGTAGCCAGGACGCTTATGACATCTACGGATACAGAGCCGATGACACAGCGGTCAGAGTCCGCGCTCGGATATTCTGTTTCAGGTACATTCCTGGTTCCGGGCGGAGGTCTGTTTATTAAAAAGTCAGAGCTAGCCCGTTTGGGTCTGCGCCGGCAGAGATATGGGGTGATCGAACTATATGGCAATGATCAAAGGGATAACAGTAACTCTTTATGAAAGGAAGAAGACGGGGGAAGATCCATTTGGGAATCCAGTCTACGAGGAATATCCCGTTGAGGTAGAAAATGTCCTGGTAGCGCCGGCTTCAACAACAGAAGTGCTGGACACATTGAACTTGACCGGGAAAAAGGCTGTGTATAACATAGCAATTCCGAAAGGTGATGAGCATATTTGGAAGGATAACAGGGTTGATTTCTTTGGATTGTCATGGCGTGTAATCAGCCTACCTCAGAGGGGGATCGATGAAAACATACCGCTCGGCTGGAATGAGAAATGGATGGTGGAACGCTATGAGTAAAGTCAGAGTTGTGCTGAATCGGGAAGGCGTGAGACAGCTTATGAGGTCTCAAGAAATGCAGGGTGTCATCGATGGTCATGCAAGGAATATGGCTGCAAAAAGCGGCGGAGAAGTAGAGTCGTATGTGGCACAGACGAGGGCGGTTTCCATAGTACGAGGAGATGACGGAAATAACAGCGCCCTAAAAGCGATGGGAGGATCGTGATGATAGAACAAATAATCCTTGAATACCTGTCCGAAAACTTAGCAGTCCCGGTTAGGCTGGAGGAAGAACCGAATTTGCCGTCTGAATATGTCCTGATCGAGAAGACGGGCAGTGGTGAAACAGATCATATTAAAAAAGCGACATTTGCGATCCAGTCCTATGCAGATTCGCTGTATTCTGCTGCTCTGCTGAATGAGAGTGTAAAAGAAGCTATGAAAAATATAGTTGAGCTAGACGAAATAAGTAAATGCAGTTTAAACAGTGATTACAATTACACGGATACAAGCAAAAAAAAATATAGATATCAGGCAGTATTTGATATTGTGCATTATTAAAAAGGAGGCAAAGAAATATGTCAGACGCAAAAAATGTGAGCACGGGAAAACCGAAGGTTGGAGGGGCGATATTCAGGGCACCACTTGGAACAGAGCTTCCGACAGATGCCGAAACGGCGCTTAATGAAGCGTTTAAGGCGCTCGGATATTGTAGTGAAGATGGGCTTGTGAATTCCAACAGCCCGGAAAGCGACAATGTAAAAGCATGGGGCGGCGATACCGTTCTGACCATGCAGACAAGCAAAGAAGATACTTTCCAGTATACGCTGATTGAGGCGTTGAATGTTGAAGTCCTTAAGTCCGTATATGGGGATGATAATGTTGCTGGGACATTGGAAACAGGTATTACAATAAAGGCAAATAATAACGAGATGGAAGCATCCTCATGGGTTGTTGATATGATCTTAAAAGGAGGCATTTTAAAAAGAATTGTTGTGCCCTCTGCAACGGTGACAGAGGTTGGAGATATAACATATGTGGATGAAGATGCGATCGGATACGAGACTACAATCACAGCAACTCCAGATACATCAGGAAATACACACTATGAATATATCAAGAAAAAAAGCGCGTAGATGCTGTCCGCACAGAATAGAGAGGTGAAATCGTGATTACAGGAAAAACAAAATCAGGATTCGAATTTGAGATAAAGGAAAACACTTTGGACGATATGCGGCTTTTGGACGCCGTTGCCGAGGTTGCAGACGGATCAAACCCGTTGGCACTCTCTTTTGTTGTAAAACAAATTTTAGGAGAATCTAGGAATGCGCTGTATCAGCATGTTGCAGAAAAAGACGGGCGTGTCCCTGTTGAAAGGATCAATGCTGAAATTACAGAGATCATCAATGCTTATGGAAAAACGGGAAAAAACTCCTGATCCTGGCTGGAATGATAACAACGGATGAAGATGCGCTGATCTGTGATTTTGCGGAGACTTACGGAGTGTTTGATTATAGGCGGTTGCCAGTTAGAACAGCAGCGACTCTAGCCGCAGGGCTTCGGGATAATTCAAGGATAAAAATGAAGATGGCGGGAATGAATACGACTCCAGAGAGGGTTTTAGAGGCAGCTGTTGCGGATCGCCTGGGGTTACTTGTATGGATGCAGACGAAAGATGGAAGGAAAGGCAAGAAGAGACCGAGGTCTATTCTTGAAGCTCTGTTAAATCCCAACGCAGAAAAAGAAGATATTGCAGTGTATGATTCTGGTCAGGCATTTACAGATGAGTGGAACAGGCTTACAGGAAGGGAGGTGTAACAAATGGCAAAGATTCGATTACATATTCAATCACTTTGACAGTGCGTGGAAAACTCGCAGAACGCCATCAGATCCTTGACGAGCTTGTTAATGCGTTTGAACGAGATATTTCGAATATGACTCCAGGCAGAATATATTTCGGAACATATTATATTGAGTGTTACATCCAAAAAGCCGAAAACTCAGTATCAAGCACTTGGAATAACTGGTCAGATTGTAAAGTTGATATATATTGTCCATATCCGTTCTGGATACAAGATATAACAAAAAGTTTTTATCCAGATTCGGCAGGAAAAAGTGAAGAATATGGATTTTTAGGTTATCCGTATGGGTATGATTATGATTATTCTAGACCGGCATCTGGATCTCAGCATTGGTATATAGACCATTACAAACCAAGTAACTATAAAATGATTATCTATGGTCCCTGTACAAATCCGCGGATTACGATCAACGATCATGTATATCAGGTCTACGAGACATTATCTGTTAACGAATATATCGAAGTAGACAGCCTCAACAATACCGTAATGAAATATCTTTCAAACGGGACTGTACAAAATATTTTCTATAAAAAAGGAAATAGCGATTCTATTTTTACCCCGATTCCGCAAGGAGATCTGCTAGTAAGCTGGAATGGTGAATTTGGCTTCGACATCACAGTATACAAGGAAAGGAGCGTCCCTGAATATGAGGTTGATAAGGACAGATAAACTCAGGAGACCGATGGGATATGTGTCAAATGCAAATATAGATTTTGAAGTAGGGGAAGACAAAGACAGCCTGAATGATTTTGAAGTAGAATTTAAACGCTATGACTGGACAGGGGAGATCGGGCAAAGCTGCATAATGTATGTGCCGGAAACTGAGTTCGGCGGCATTGTCAAAGAGATCTATACTGATACAAGTGCGAATGCGATTACCGCGAAAGGGTATACATGGCGTGGGATGATGACGAAAAAAATCATATCTCCACAGGCAGGACAAGACTATGCTTATGCGAACGGAGAGATTAACAGTATCCTTAAGAGTTTTGTTGAAAAAGAATTTCCTGGAATGTTTTACGGAGTCTCTAAAGATACTGGTGTGACCGTGAACAATTTTCAATTTGAAAGATACTGCACGCTACACGACGGGATGGTAAAGATGTTGAAGTCTGTCGGGCATCGACTCGACATAAGGTACATTGAAGGCTCGGCAAGTGAAATCGGATATGTTCAGGTTCAGGCGGTGCCGATTGTTGATTATTCAGAGGAATATGAGCTGTCAAATGATAATCATATGAATTTTACCATGACAGATAATCAGCGTGGGGTAAATCATTTGATTTGCCTGGGAAAAGGCGATTTGAAGGACCGTCTTGTGATCCATTTGTATACTGATGAAAATAACAATATCGTGCGTACACAGCATTTTAAAGGTGCTGAAGAAATCGCGGAAGTATATGATAGCAGCGGATCTGAAGAATCTGATCTGATTAAAAATGGAACGGAGAAGCTGGAAAAATCAAAGAATCATAAAGAATATACAATGACAATGGAGAAACTTGATCTCGAGGTTGATGTCGGCGACATTGTAGGCGGTCGGGACTATTTAACAGGTGAAAGTATGCGAAAACCAATTGGAAGAAAAATATGGACCGTGGCAGAAGGTAAAGAAAAGCTAGAATACAAATTGGAAGGAGAGTCATAATGCAGATTATAACAGGATTTACTGGGACTAATCACATCACTGCTGAAATGGACAGAGACGTGAATATAGGTATTCTTGGACCTCAATCATATGTGCTGTCTGTCGGGAAAAAGATAGAATCCGAGGTTGCAAGCAACAATGAGATAAAAATAAGCGATGGTGTTATTGTGCACCAGGGATGTGCGGGAGTTATCAAGAAAAATACATATGATTCTGTCACTATAATGAACGGCTCGCAGGGAATGAAAAGGGTTGATCTTATTGTTTTAAGATATGAGAGAAATCAGGATACAGGTGTAGAATCACTTGGTTTAGAAGTGATGCAGGGAACGCCGGCAGAGTCGGATCCAGTGATTCCAGAATATATAGAAGGGGATATACAGGCTGGTGATTTAGTGGCGGATATGCCATTGTATAAGGTTGAACTGGATGGAATCAATATCGTCGCTGTCGAACCGCTGTTTCAGGTCCTGATGGACATGTCTACGCTAAATGCATATTTGTCGGAGTTAACTAATAATTTGCAATTTGGTGTGTCAACGCAAATTACTGTAAATCCGGGTCTGCAAGAGATAGAAA